TCTTGCAACAGCAGAAGATACTAAAGTTTTACCATCTAGTTGTCCAGCATTACTCATAAATTTAAATCCAACTCCTGTTCTTCTACTAAAGATAGTAGAGAATAATGTATTTAATCTCATGTAGATCGGAGCGTCTGAAGTACCAGAGAATAATCCAGAAGACAAAGTAGCACCAACTGGTTGTTTAACACCACCTGCTAATTGAGTTTGAATGTTTACCTCTCCAGTCACATAAAATCCTGATGGGTGAACTGATCTTTTAATTGAATCTCTCCATTTGTTAATTGATTCTGCAACTCTAATTACATAAGAATAATCTTGATAGTATAAACTATCTTGAATCTTTTTAGAACCTTCTGAAAGATGTCCGTCTTGATTTATATAAGCACCAGCAGTTGTAATTTGAGCACCAATAGTTGCAGTACCAGTTAGTGGATCAGTTTTTGCTACAATAGCAGTTTCACTGCCAGAAAATGTAACCGTATCACCTTCAACTAACTCACTTGTTGTTGTTGTGTATTTTAAAAGAGGTGCTGTAAAATCAACCACCGTACCTGTTGCACCTGATACATTTGATGTAAATGTTTCATCAGCAGATATTGTTCCTGAAACTGTTTTAAGAACAGCGTAATGAGGAAATGCTAAAGTAGGCGCTGATGTGTAATTTATACCGTGTTCAATAATACTTAATGAAGTTGCTCTACCAATATCATCACCATAAGGTATAACAGTTGCACCTGTCACATTTAAAACAGCAAAAGAAGATTCATTAGCAATTCTTCCACCTTGTTCTAATTCAATTCTACTAAAATCACTTGTTATAGAAGATGTAGCATTTTCTAATCCAATAAATCTTGTACCATCAATTGTTGCAGTTGGTAAAGTTGTATAACCAGAACCACTTGCAATCATTCTGATATCTGTAATGTCACCTGTACCTGTTGCGTTTTGTTGAACAATTTTATTTCCATTATATCCAGTTGATGCCACTAAATCTTCTAATACAATATGATCTGTTGCTTCCATATTATAAGGTCTATCTTCTTCATGTTCTTGATTGACAACATATATTCTATCAGCAGAATCATCAATATATTCTTCTTGTAATATAGCACCAGATTCATTTTCTAATGCTGTTCTAACTTGTAAATCTACCATCGTTGTAGAAGAATCTAAAAACTTACCACCGTTACCATTGTCAACAGCGTCTTCAAGTAATAAATCACCTGACCCACCACCTGTAATTGTTCCTATTTCTAATTCAACATGAATATCTAAACTTCCTGTTTCAGGTGCGATACCACCATTAACGATTGAAACTTTTGCTTCGGCAGTACCAGAACTAAATGTTAAAGTATCTCCTTCTTCGTAATTTTGCCCAGCGGCATTTACAATAACTTCTGATACACCTGCACCCGATATGTCTTGTATCTGAACTCTGGCTCCAGCGCCTGCACCACCTGTTAAAGTTGCTTCATCACCAACTGTCAATGTATTACCATTGTTTGTAATTACAGCAGTTGCTAATCCTTGTGATACGGTTACACCAATTGTTAAATCAGAATCAACATTACTTATTCCTGTTACTTCAGTACCATTAACAAAAGTACCTGTTACTGTATCTGTATTCAGTATGATCTCAATTATTTCTGTACTACCTTCTTGAAATTTTAAAACATTTTCTACAATTGCAGTTGCCTTGTTTATTGTTGTTGACGAAGGATCATTTGCTTGTGTAATTGTTTGACCTGTTAAAAAGATAGGGTTATATACTGATTGTAATGCTGTTTGTGTACAACGAATAAATGTTTGAACATTCCAAGAACCATCTGATACTCTTAACATATCATCTGTTGGTGTATAAACTTCTGCTGTTTCGTTAAATAATATTCTAAAGAAAGCCTTGTGTGCCTTTGCAGTACCTTTTGCTCTGTATAAAGATTTAATGTTCTTAATTAGTTTTCTTGTACTTACAGCGTCATCTGTATCTCTAGGAATTGTATTAAGAAATTCCTCTTTCATCTGATTTAAGAAATCACTTATTGTATGATCAGGATCAGAATAGTTTAATAACTGTTGAATGTTCTCTACTGGATTTGCACGATACTTACCAACTTTAGCAGTTGCACCTGAAGTAGAACCTGTAACAGTTTCTCCTGTTATCCAACCATTGTTTGCTGATATGAATAATCTATCATTTGCTATCGTATCTTCTGCTAGAACTGTTGAAGTCGCACCTGAAGTAGAACCTGTAATGATTTCACCTTTTGTAAATGAACCACCAAAAGTATTTTCTTCGTTTACAAGTTTACTACTTGCGTCTAATCCATTTTTGTTTGTTTGATTAAGTAATACAAAACTATCTGTTGTACCTACTGTTTCTAAAAGTATTTGATCTATTGCTGTAAATGTATCTAAATTTAATTCAGCAGATTCCATGAATAGGAAGTAAGATGTAAGAAATTCTGTAAATTTAGGATGATCTGTTAATACAAACTCAGGTACTTGTTGCTTAATGAGTGTGGATAGTTTTTTTTTATTTGTTTTTTTCTTGTCCATTACCTAGCCCTAATAACTGCTGGTAGTTGTGTATGTTGTTCCTGCTTGTGAACTACCACTTTCGATTTCATCTACTGAACCAGTTATGGTTGAATTAGTAGTGTCTATTTCTAAAACTTGATTTCTTACAGGAATAATATCATTTGAACTTGGTGTTGTAGTTACTCTTATTTGAGTGCTAGCTGCACCATCAACATTTGAAATACTTGTGATATTAGCAGAAGTTAAAATTATTTCACCAGTTGTATAATTAATTGTACCAAAAGTTGAATCTGTATATATTCTTGTCGTACCACTTAAATAATAAACTCTAATATTACCTGCACCATCATCATCTAAAAAATGTTCGTTAGTTGAACTATCATTATTAATTTTAAATCCTGTTGAAGAAACAATACCACCAGCTGACTTGTTGTGTTCACTATGTGGATTATAAAATGCATTATTAAATGATAGTGTATATTTTAAACCTGAACTTAAAGTTGGTGTAATGTATTTGTACATTTTAACTTTAGTAATGTTTGATAATATAGAACTATCAGCACCGTCTATTGTTTTTCCTACTGTTGAATATCTAAACATACCTGTAAAATTTTCTAATGTATCTGTATTGTAATCTGTAATAGCTTCTATCACATTTGTTTCAAGTGTTGATACATCTTTAGTAGTGGCACTAGAGTCATATTTAAAAGTTGTTTCTAAAGTAATAAAAGTAGTTTCAGGATCAATAATCACAGGTGTTACCGAAGCAACAGCAAACGATTTAAGACTTTGTACTAAACTTGTTTTAGTAACTTCTGTTAGATTAGAACCTGATTTTGCTTTAATAGAAATGTAAACTTTACCATAGTCAGGAGTGGCAGCGTCTTCACCACCATAGACTTGAACTGATTGAGCATTAACATATAAACTCTTAACAAGAACTTTATAATCATCTGCTGTCACAGCACGATCTTGTGCTGTATAATCTCTTGGTGCATTATACTTAATTGATTTAATTGTTTCAGGAGCGTCACCACCAGCAGCAACTCCTTGTGTTGTAATAGTTACATCTGAAAAACCATCAATTGTTCCTGATAGTGTGAATGAAGTTGCGCCATTTGGCTCATCACGATTACAAGTTATGTAATCTAATATAACAATGTTACCATCAGCAATTGCTTCACCTAAAACACCATCACCAAAGTAAACTTCAAATCTTCCGTTTTCTATTTCTTGCAAAAAATAAACTTTAGATGTAGAATCTAAATTTGTAATACCACTTGCTAGTTTATATGTGTTTGTTGTAGAGTCGGAAGAAGATTCCTGAACTTTAACAGTAAGAGTTGTTGTGTCAACATTATTATTTGGTATAATAAATCTTTGATCTTTATCAGAAGTATTTGCTGTATATTTGTAATTTAAATATGTACCTTCGTAAATATCTAAATCAGAAAATTGATAAACACCATCTAATGGTGAAATACTTACATCAGCATTATTTACAAAAGAATAATTTGTTTCGTCAACCGTAGTTGTAAATTTTGTTCCTCTTGACATTGTAACAGTAGAACCTGTAGCGTTATTCATAAGAACATTAATTCTTGCTTTAGATGATGAGGCACTTCTTGGAGTGTATCCAACTTGTTTTGCTAATGATACAACACTTGATCTTTGATCGGCACTATCGAGATACATTTCGTTTGCCAACATATTAGCATTATATCCAAGGTAGTGTGTGTTGTAAGCAAGAACATCTAATAGAATATTCATTCCAGAACCTTCAAAATCATAATCAGTAAACTCGTCCTGTTGTGATAGGAAAGTTTTTAGATTGTCTTTGATTCCGTCAAAGTCTAATTGTGATATTTCTAATTTAGTTGCCATATTATCTTAATCTTTCTAAAAATGATTCTACTATTATTCTATCTGGCGAATTTTGCACATAAAAAGATATTGTAGCTGCATAAGCATTTCTATCAAATTGTGGCATAGTAGATACTTGTACTAATCTTGCTCTTCGTTCAAAATTTCTAATCAATAAATCTATTTCTTTGCTAATTGCATGACTCATTTGAGGAGTTATATTTTCAAATAACATACCTCTTAAATTAGAACCAATTTCTGGGTGAAAAGGCTTCTCATAATGATTTAAGTTAATCAGATTTCGTACACTTCTTTTTACAGACTCAACATCTGTAATTTTTTGAATATCTTTAGTAGCAGTATTTTGTTGAAAATCTAAATTTAAATCATTATAGATTTGTCCACTTCTTTTACTTTTATTTGTTAGTGTACCAGCGTCATAACTTGCCATTTAATCTCTCCTACTACTATTTATACTCATATTATCCATTTGCAAATACATTACCTGATCCTGAGGCAGAAGCATTTGCAACCCAACTTCCGTGACCACTAGTTGCGTCACCTAATCTGTGTATAGCAATACCATTTACAAATACATCAGGACTTCCTGCGGCCGCAGGATCACCACAAGCTGTAGTATCACCCACACGAACAGTTTTAGCATTATTTGTAAAAACATCTGGCGAACCAGTAGCATATGCTGTTTGATGAAAAGGATTTGGTGTGGGACTTGCGTGTCCTACATGATTATCTAATCCGACTCTTGTTACTGCTGGCATTTTTCTTTTTCCTTAGGTAATATGTTTTACCATTTTTCTTAAACATTACTTTTGGCATAAGTTTAGGTTTTTCAGGTTCATATGATTGAATAACCCAATCAACTATCTTTTTAAAATAATTCATTGGAGTGTCCTCCTATATTATTTCTTACTTCTTACTTTTTCTTTTTTTCTTTGCTGGTGGTTTAGTTGCCTTAAATTCGTTGTAAGCACCTTTAGCTTTAGTCATACCTTCTGGTGTAGGAATCTTTCCTTCATCAATTAGTTTTTGCCTATTTGCGAAATGTTGCATTTGAACATTATCTTTATCACCACCATTATAAGCAACAGCGTGTCCTTCATTCATCAATGTTTCAGCAACATCTTTGCCGTCCATTGTTCTAAAGTTACCAAGAATACGACCAAACTTACCTTTCATATTCTCTCCACCTTTTGTTACTTGTGATAATAAGATTGCTTCTCCGCCTAACAAAGAATTTAATCTGTCTTTTGCTGCTAAACCAAATATTTTTTCGATTTTGTCGGATGTTCTACTTTCAGGAGTGTCAATGCCCATAATTCGGACTCTTTCATCCCTTAGCCAAACGCCAAAACCCAAATCTAGGTCAATATCAACGGTATCACCGTCAACTATTTTTACAATTTTGCATTTATACTCGTACATAGTTTTTTCCTTTGAAATTAATAATAACTATTTATAAGTGCTTGACGAAATAGTCAAAAAATGATATAATAGACTTATGACTTTTGATGGAGACGGATAAAGTCAGGACGCACGGCCTGGTTCCTAGGATCAGGCCGCAAAATCCATAGTGTTCTTGTTTTGTTCTAAAAAATTGTTGTATTTTTGCAACAAATTGACATTTTATCCATTTTTCTCCATTTTTTTCTTGTAAGTTATAGGTTTTTAGTGTATTATAACTGTATATTATGAAAAAAACACATAAAAACAATAATTTTATCAAGTGCGACACTTTGTGCTATATACAAAAGTCAAAAACTATGATATTATTATCGTATATTATGAAAAAAACAACAAAGGAGACTACAATATGTCAAAAGTAAAACAATGGGCAGAAGATACTGCCGAAAAATCAGTAGATAAGATTATTTTACAAGTTAAACAAAATCTTATTACTAAAGAAACTGCGATTTCTGATATTTTAAAAGTTGATAACCTACAAATGATAGGTATTGATTCTGAAAATGTCGAAGAAGTTATCGATCACGAAATGGCGGCTGCTTAATGAGTACTTTTAAAGAAGTTATGGCGACTTTTTTCGCTGTGTTTGGAATAATTGCAATCGTAGGTACTGTTGGTGCTGTAGAAACAGATCAATGGATGCTTGCTCTTGCATT